AATAAGGAAAATAATGATCAACTCCCTGTTCATCAATTTGAAAATTGGAATAAATGGACAAGAAGTCTAAGTATTCAACAGGATATTTAGTTTTTAAAAATTTTAAATAATTAAGAGCAATCATCAAGTGTTTTGGTAACGGACGCATCAAGATTGCAAGGGAAAAAGTTTTGAGCATTTTATTAACAGGATCTAACTGTTCTCCTTCAAGACACATTAAAGAGGTAGCGACCTTTCCGACACGTGGAAAGGGCTCATACGAATCATACTCTTCACACCACTTAAAGTGGGATCCAAGAAATGAATGTTGTATAGATATTTTCTCACGAAGGTCATGACGTAAAGTAGAAAATTGTGCAGTTGGTTTGATAACTAGACCAAATTCAGCATACACACTTTTCTCATAAGTCAATAACTCCTCTGGACTCCACTGAAAGAAATCTAGATCGATTCCACCAGTTTTGTCATCAGAGTAAATCAGAAAATACGAATTTCGGGTGAGAGCGGTAACATCAACATGTTTCCCAATCTCTATAAGTCGTTTTACCAACATATATATAATAATAAACAAATGTTTAATACTATTATCCACAGTTGTATTTAAAGATCCACTACAAACGCCTGTTAAGCGCTGATAGATGTTTCCATCAAGAGGATTCAAAAATAAAGGTTCTAAAACATATCTCTCAAGATAATTAAAAAGCTCTACTGGTCCTTCCCAGCATTCTCTTCTTAGTCTATAGACAATTGATAAATAAGTGACACGGTCCCAGCCACTACAATCAGAATCCCACACAAACGGGAACTGATCTAATTCCTTTACCATATTGTTAAAGCCACCATATTGTTTTGTACAACCATACTTAATCCATAAACGTTTATGATTTTGTTTTATCCATTCATTCTGTTGCCTAAATGCTAAATTTTCAAGCATTATTTGTTGTAAAGAGGCACCAAATGTGGTTCGAATCTTGTTTCTATCTAGATCTTCCTTAGACAGAGTTTCCTGTTTGGAATTTAAGGTATTTATAAGTGGGTACTTTTCAAAATTCATTACGAATTTCCCAAGGCGTTTCCTAGCATTCATATCTGTTAAGACATCC